TTTATCATTATGTTCGAGCAAGAATGATATATTTGTAAGTTGCTAAGCCGCTATCTAAAACAATTTGTACAGCGCCTTCGTTTGACAAGCTCATTTTAGTATTATTAACATCGGCAATTTTTAAGATACTTAATACTGGTAACACAGGCCATGTCCATGACTTGTTCAAAGTACCAACCACGTCAGTTGCAAAAATAAATTCACCACTATGACTACCTTGGTCGCCGAAAGTAAATTTCAGTTTGTTGCCATCAGTTTTAGCTAAGAATGTATCATGCTCACTGTTTGCTTGAGCTTGGAATTGAAAACGTTGAATAGCACTAACTGACGGAGTAATTTCTACATCCCATTTAACACCACGGAAAGTTGTAGTTTTAATTTTTTCATTAATGATTTCTGTATTCATGAAACCGTATGTATTTTTAAAATCACCTTCCTTATTTTCAAAATGCAAACCTGTAGGAGTAGTTTCGTTATTACGTGTAGTAGTTAGCAACGAAATAATGGCATCTTCCTTATATTCAGGACATTCTAAATTATATTTCAATTTGTTTAATTGTGGCATACCAAATACACCAATCATTTCCGGCTGTGGATTTGTAGTTTCTCCAAACATAACCACTGTTCGGTCGTCTGCCATTGAATCAATTTTTGTAGATTCGTCTGTTCCTGTAATTTTTACAATGTTTAGGAAACCGAGGTTGTGAGTATGGCTCACGATGTCTTGTAAGATGTCTTTCATAGTATAGTCCTTTTGTTAAGTATATTTAGATTTAGGTATAATGTCAAGAAATATTTTAGTCAAAGCTGAATAATTTGCCAAACGTATTATCTTCTGTAGTAGAGTCCAGATCCCACTCTAAAACTCCAATTAAATTGGCAAGTTTATTATTAATAATTGTAGCTTCCATTTCACTGTGATCAAATGGCAGGTCTTGAAACCATTTAGGTAAACGTAATTCATCAACTGGATATGCAATACTTGTAAATCCAAGTGGGTTAGTTTTAACTTTGCATACAATGACTTTCATACCATCAACAATTTGTTGACTGTATTTGTCGCCATTCATACGTTTAAGCGTATTCCAATTAATACTAGCACGTACATGCCCTGGCATATTAGTCTTACCTGCTTTACGCTCTTTTTCTTGATACTCCGCAATGTTATTAGCACGTTTAGGACTGCCTTTTTCCCAACCGGGTCTAGCTTTAAACTCAGTACGGAATTCTCCAATACGCTCTAATATTTCTTTTTCTTGAGAACCATTCAATACTTTGGTTAGAATTTCTTCAAGGAACTTTTGCATAAATTCTGGGGTATCGCTGCGTTTAAGATCCAACCCCATGGCTTTAATTTTACCTGTCTTATCCTCAGTATCATATCTTTTGTCATCTTTGTCATAGTACAATATAGCGTATCGCTTCTTAGTCATAAAGATGCCTTTGATAGCAACGAATTCACGCCCTGCTTTAATAACTTCCCCACGTGACTTTGGACAGTGGAATGCATCTAACATAAACTGTGGAAATGTAGCATTAACATTATCTGCAACTGTATTATACAATTGAATAACAATATTTTTATCCCAGGGAATAAGTTTCTTTTGAATATCAATCTTTAATGTATTATACGCTGAAAAATAACAAGAGTCTGTATCACCATAGATAATTGCTTTACCTACATGATCATTAGTGCCTGTAATAATCTCATTTACTTTTCCTGCCATATGTTTAGCAATAGCACGGCCAGTAAGTGTAGTACTTTGTCCAATCCGTTTGTCAAAGAATCTACAACCTGGATTAAGAATAGCACCGTACAAACTATTCAAATTAATCTTCTTAACTAGTTGTCGTTTGTCCCAATATTCTTCTTCAACCTTATTGCCGGCATCTATTGCGGCTTTAAGTTTTTTTTGCATATTTTTCCGTTCGGAATACCAACGTTTTAGTAGTCCGGGAATAATACCTTCTTGCTCATAGGTAAAAATAGTACCATTAGCACTAAGCATCCACGGTTGATTGCTTTCGTAAATGATTCGATACACCTCTGCGGCGCTTAATATATCTGTATTGCCGTTTTCCCAATCAATAGTAATTTCAAATGCTTTGTCTTGGCGCATTACTGCTTCGTATTCTAAACTACCAAACATACCTTCCCACGCTGCTGCAAATGATTTCTTTTCCACTAACATTTGTTTACTAATAAATTGGTCAGTTGCATCTTGTTGTAGTTGACCTATGATAGTTTCTGGTCCCATATTCAATGCGCGAATTGCACTTGGATATAGACTGTTAATGTCCATACTACCTATCCAGTCATGCAATCCTTTTTTAGGATATGCTACATATGCGCCGGCAGCTTGATTAGCAGCATTTTCATCACGTTGATTTCTAGATGGAACAATTAGTCCCCTATGATGGGCTTCATTAACAATGGCTTGTTCAGTAACTGCTACGGCACCCATTGTTGTTTGTAGCAACACAGTACACTCGTGTGCAAGAGTGTTTGTTAAATCTAAGAATTTTAATTTCTTATCTAGCTTATCTAACAGAGCAGTATCTTGTCTGTTGTATTCGATAAATTTACGGAAGTCATTATTGTATAATTGATCAAGTGTGCCTTCGTATACAGTTTTACTTTCGCCTAGTTCGTATTCAGCAATTGCATCTAGTCGGTAACTATGACGTTCTTCGTAGGTATATTTGCGGTACAATTCGAGACTGTCCAAATGAACGCGACCAATAAGATCATAAGTAACAGCCTGTTTCCCGTATTTCTCATATTCTCTTTTCTTTGGAAATTGATCCCACAAACAAAATCTGCGGGTATCTTCTTTGCTTAATACCTTTGTAACACGATTAACTGTGTAAGGAATATCAAACCCTTCTGAATTCCAACCACTTAACACATCTGCGTCATCGATCAAATTTAGAAATGCATCCAACATTTCTGCTTCAGTTTCAAATAGATATGTATTTGGAAAATCGTTAATCTGTTCAGTTGCCGCGTCCATGGTTAGTGTCTTTGGAGGAACAGCAAAACATACCAATGTATTTAACCATTGTAAATGTATTGATATTGAGGTGATTGGCATGAAAGCATTTTCCGGTGTACTATAACCTCTTTCGGGGTCAAAATCCACCTCGATGTCAAAGAATGCTACATTTAATGTAGGAGCATCTTTGCCTAGATAGTTATCTTCTAGATTACGGAATACAGGCTTGATGTCGCTTTCAAATAATCTACGATCACTATGTATGCGTAATTCTTTCTGAAATTCTTTATTAGTTTTGCAAGTTACTTTACTAAGTGATTCTCCGTAAATTGATTTGTACTTGCCTTTTGAATCCAGGTGATAAAAAACATATCTAGCTGGGTATTCTTGATATATTCTACCCTTTTTTGGATCGCGTTCGACAACTTTGATAATATCTTTGTCGCGGTCCCATATTGCATCAACATATGACATATTCTTTCTCCTTGTGACTTAATGGCTCACTGACCCTTGTATAATCAATTATGGCTGATTCAACCTTACTCATAAATTATTTAGCATTCTAATTAGTCCCACGGAATCTATTGTTACAAGTAGCATGTAGTTAGCCAACATGCCAAAAGATTTCCGAGTCCAAGCAGCCCAAGCATAGAGACCGCAACCGATGATCCATATAGGGTAAAGAGCAAGTAGGGGCGGGCTGGGGACTGTGAGAGCCATGGTAATAGAACACCCAATGCTAATGCCCCAAGCAACAAGCTCAATGCAGAAACGAACGCGATTAGTGCGGTAATCATCTTTGATCCATTTCAGTGTTGATTTAAATATTTCAATCATTTATCCTCACGACGGAAACTGTGACCACTGATATCAACAATAGTTTCAAGATCATCAAACTCACGGAACACTTGATCCCATGTATCTTTCTGTGCAATTTTAATTGCCTTCTTAATAACACTGGGCTTGATTTCCAATTCCTCCGCCACAGCTTTGATGGTTTCGTTGAGACCTTCAGTTAGGTCTTGAATTTCCTGCATTACCGTCATTCCCTCTGCAACGATTTGTTTAATTTTGGCCTGCTCTGGGGCTCCGAACGCTTTACTCATAAAAAATCTCCTTGTTAGTTAGTATACGCTATACAAGGAGCAGTGTCAATGTTTATTTTACAAACGGGCGTCTATGATATTCCAATTGATAATTTTCCACTGATTATTTAAGTAACCTTTCTTGTCCGCTTGGTAATCTAAACTCCAAGAGTGCTCCCACCAATCTATTAATAGTATAATATCGTTTTTAATTTGGTGATTGACAATGGTTTTAATTTCCCCATTACGAGCAAGATACACCCAACCACTACCTTGTATGCCCATGGCAGTTTTTTCAAACTTTTCTTTAAACTTATCAAAACTTTTAAAATGCTGATTGATAAATTCTAGAGATTTACCAGTTGGCTCATTTGATCCCTTTGGCGGTTGCATTTGTGGAAAATATATACTGTGTAAAAAAGCACCAGCTTCATTAAAGTCTGGATCACCTTCTCCAGCATTGAATCTATCTACATAGCCACCGTATAATTTACCATAATGATAATCTACCGCTTTTTTACTCAAACTACGACCAAGACCGTCACGAGCATAGGGTAAGACTACCTGCTCTAATTTTTTAATTACTCTACCTTCTTGTAGTTGTTTTATAAAGTTATACATGGATATATTTATGGTAAATATCGTGTCAAGTGGTTAACAGGGCATCCGAGGACCCCTAACTATGAGCTTTCCCTGTTTTTTCGTAGTACAGCCAACGTGGCTTAAAGGTAAATCGGCGCTTGATTTTATTTCTTCTTAAGCTCTGCCGGCTTTCTCACATGCAAAATATAGGTCTTTGATCTCTGACCAATGCTATTAATAGTCGTTTTATCTTTAATTCCTATTTTTTATTAATTGATCGGCCAATGCTTTTACTTCAGGATCTGGATTCTTAATAAATTTTATTGAATCTGGAGTTTGACGAACAGCGGCCAATTGCACTTCATGAGATGGATTATTAATAATGGAGATAGCATTGCCATTATTATTCACAGCCGCTAGTTGTAATTCACGTGATGGATTAGATATAAATTTTAATGCACCACCATAGTTAGTAACTGCGGCCATCTGAATTTGGAGCGATGGGTTTCTGATATATTCAAGTTTATCACCATCACGGCTCACCATTTTTAATTGCAACTCAGGAGATGGGTTCTCAACATACTTAAAATAATATGGATTTTTGTTCGCAGCAATCACTTGAATCTCATGAGAAGGATTTTTAATATGCTGGATAACCCCTGGATTATAGTTCACTAATGCTTGTAATGTTGCTTCACTGGCATTGGGGTGATCTTTAACAAATTTTATTGGATCCTGTAGTATTTGTTGTCCTAGTCCGCTTTGATCTACAGCAATTAATGGACGTTCAGGCTCTTGATCATCCTGGTCATCTGGGTTACTGTCATGGTATAAATCTGGGTTTAATTCAAATATACCGTTTAATTTACGACTGTGGTTTATTTTATCGGCCCATGCTACCACAGTTTTGCTAAATGATGGGGGTGCAGTTCCGTATACTCTGTTTTCAACTCCAAATGCTATATCAGGAGTGCCTGCTATATTAACAAATGGTTTGATCAACATGCGGGCCTGCGGATTTTGAATATTTTTATCATTTGAGTCTATCAAATAAGCAATTACTGTGCCCGACTTGACATCCATATCTACATATTTTTTATTACTTCCTGTTTTGAGATTCATACAACTAGTCCATCCGCGATCGGTACTCATTCCCCCAATGTCATACGGATGTCGAGAAATCGCCACTAATTTTTCAGAACTTTTAGATGCTTGCCTTACGGGATCATTTGCAAATGTCTGCGCTGTTGTAGGTGATAACAATTTGCCAATTTTAATTTGTCGAACACGGCCGTTTTCAATTTTACTGGCTATGCCCTTGACATAGTCGTCAATTTTATATCCTGCTTTTTCTACCTCTTGGCTAACTGCTGGATTATAAGTTGCAGGTTGATCGTTGGTGTTATCTGCTTCTAGTGGAATGTAAATTCTATATTTTCCATCAAATAAATCCGCGTATCTTTTTTTATCCCAGTTTTTGACCAAATGTCTATACTGACTGGGTTTAAGTGCTTCTGGCAGGAATTCATTTGCTCTCATTTGTTACTCCCTGATTTCATATTGGCGAGCCAATAAACTGGTTATCCCATTTCAACGGGAATGCCGTTTTGGCATCAAACAATTCTGTTAGCTCTAATACAAATTCATTTGCTTTCTTATCTTTTAGGAATGTATCAGCAAACTTTTTACACAATGTTTTGACATCAGTGTTGGCAGTTTCTTCTAGAGTGTATTCTTCGTGATCGTTGTGTTGACTTGGGTCCATATATCCGCAATATACTTTTCGAACATTACTATTATTGATCAAGTCTGTACAG